TATTCAATGCGCGATTAAACAAGATGACCGCAAGAGCACGCGGCAAAATGGCCGTATCTGGCGGTAAAGCTAGAGCGGCATTAACATTGGGCACGTCTGCAATAAATGCTATTGATGCTAGTTATAGGTATAGCCCAGGCAGTAGCGAGAGCGAGAGCGAAAAGAAATGAATGACTTACGTACAGGGGGCCCGCAGCAAATACTTAGCTTAACTGAAAAGCTTCAGGGCTTTGCTGGCGCTACAGGGCAGCTGGTTAGGAATGTTGAATCCCAGAAAAAGGCTATAGAAACAGAATTTGATGATGCTTATAAGGCAGAAGTTAAAAATGATGCGCGCTTAGAGCTAGGAAGGTTGGCCGCAGAAAACTCTGCTGATTTAGCTAAGTTTCAAAGCCTTGCAGAATCTTACACAAGTACGCTTGTTAATGATGCTGATGCTAGGGTTAGAGAGGATGTAGGCTTAATGGCTCAAGGTCTAGCTACTTCCTATGCCGAGCAAATACAAAAGAATCAAATCACTAAAGATAAGAAAAATGCAGATGCTGAGCTGGTTAATAATTATGACCTATCGACACAAGATGCTTTAAGGCTTGCTCGTGAGGGTGACACGCTTGCTTCAGGCGAGGCCGTATTAGATGCTTATGATAGTATTGATGCGCGTGTTGATTCCGGTGCTATGCTGCCGGCAGACGGTGAAAGGGAAAAGAATAATCTAGCTAGAAGCCTAGCCGAGCAGTCTTTTATGACCGATATAGATGCGGCTGAAAGCGCTGATGCTGCTTACGGTATACTTGATGACCTTTCAGAGAAAACCCCTAAAGGATGGGCCCCTGATGATTGGCAGTCATTTCTAGGCAAGGCGCAAACAGAGGTAAACCGTAGAGCTAAGCGTGAAGTTGCAGACGCACAAAAACTATCTGATGAGCAAGAGGCTTTATCGCTTGTTGATAGGGGTGCTGCTATTTTTGAGAATGAATACCCGATAGACCCCAAAAAGACAACAGACCAAAGCAAGTATGACTTAGAGGCGGTTAATGCTTTTTATGACGCTGAGGCTGCATCGTGGTCTGAGCTACCTATTAACGACCAGATTAATAAGAATGTTGAGTTCATCAATAAAACGGGCATTATACCTTTAAACCTTGAGTCCAGAATGAATGCTTTTAGCCGCTCAGGTGCGCCCGATCAAGTATCGGTTGCTGCAGAGGTTTATGGTCGAGCGCAAGAGACTTCACCGCAATCTATTAAAGACTTACCTGATGAGACAAAAGCAATACTAAGCCAAGTTAGCGACGCTCAGAAGTCGGGTACAGATGTGGCTATTGCTGCAGATGCGGCTCGAATGGCTGCCTATGGTACAACTAGCGCGCAAAGAGAAGAGATTAAAATAAAAACTGCTGAGTTTAACAAGGATATTAGCTCGACTTTACAAGACCATTTAGATGCTGATTTTGACCCTGGCATGTTAGGCGATGAGCCTGATGCGCCGCCTGCAATGCAGGCCGAGTACAAGGTTGGATTTGATAGATACATGCTGCTAACCAATGGCGATTCAGGGCAAGCAGAAAAGCTAGCTTATCAGGACTTAAAAAACACATGGGGCGAGACTCGTATAGGAGGAGAAAAGCGGTTTATGAAGTACTCGCCCGAGGCTGTTTACCATATTAACGGCGTAGATGATGCATGGATAGGCGAGCAGTTCGAGGCTGACTTGGTAGGTTACCCTGACGCTACGATTGTTGTCGATCCATCAACAGCAAGAAGTAAAACCCCAGAGTACGCGGTTATGGTTCCCAATGAGAAAACAGGAATTATAGAGCCAATATTTGATGATAATAATAGGCCGCTAGTATGGCAGCCTGATTTCAGGCAGACAGATCAATATACAGATATGATGGAAGCGCCAGGCATTGCTGTAGAAAAAGCAAAAAGGCAGCGTGATATAAACAAAAACAGAAAGCTACAAACACAAAAGAATGCAGTTAATGCTTATATGCGCCGCTCTAACATGGATGCAGATACATCTATTAATAACTTGCGTGCACTCGGAAAGATTAATGAGTCTGATGCTGAAATGCTAAGGGTTTTGTATGCCTCTGAAATTTAGCGAAAACGAAACCGGATTTATTCAGACGTTACCACAAAAAGAGGAAGCTGAAGCGCCTGGTATGGGCGAGATATTCACCTCTGCCTTTGCTCAAGAGAATAGCCTTGTATCATGGGCTTCTCGTGGCTTCTCGCTTGGTGAATCCTTTCAGCCTGTTAATGGCTATGACTTTGCCGAGGATATTCAAGGTTACGAAGTATTTGCAGAAAGCTTTATAGAGTCGCAATCACCCGAGCAGACGGCGCATATAAAAATGCAGCTCGACAAAGAGATTGATGATAAAAATACTCTTTCAGCGGGTGGCGCTACGGCAATTGTCGCTCAAATGGCTGCAGGATTTACAGACCCTATTTACCTACCTTTAATGTTTACAGGTTTAGGCGTAGCTAAAACAGCATCGCCAGCTAAAGCATTTTTTACTACGGCAGGCGTAGGTGCGGCGGCAGAAGTACCTGCAGAGATTGCGAAGCACGCAACACAAGAAACACGCACAGCACAAGAATCAGCTTTCAATATATCTGGCGCTGCATTGTTTTCTGGTGTTATGGGTGCGGGCGCATCGGCATTATCTAAGCAAGAGTTTAAATCTTTAGGCTCAAAGATGGATGATGTATTGAATGACCCTTCGCCTCGCTCGGTAGGTGCTGCACAGGTCAATGAAATATCAGACGATGCTTTAGATATTGTGGGCAAGGGCATTGTTGAAAAAGCGGCTGTATCGCCTAACGTGCGCCTAGCAACGAGTAACAGCAGAACATCAAAGATGGTTGCTAATCAGCTAATGGAATCATCGTTGGTTATTAAGGGTGCAAAGGAAGGGCAAACAGTAATACCAGAGGGCGGCGCTGTTGAGACCAGAATTAAGCTTAGAGAAGCTCCAATGGTTGAGGCGCTTGAAGATCTAGATGAAATGTATAAGGCTTATCGTGGCGGTATGAACGCGCCTAAGCGTGTTGTTAATGATTTGGTTATGCAGAATAAAGCCGGAAAGCTATCGCCGCAAGAGTTCAGAATAGAGGTAGGCAAGGCTATGCGGAGGGGGGACGCTAGCAATATCCCTGAAGTTGCAGAGGCTGCTAAAAACTTTCGCTCAAAAGTGTTTGACCCATTAAAAGATGAGGCGATAGCGGAAAAGCTTTTGCCGCCTGATATTGATGTTTCAACAGCTGCAAGTTATTTAACCCGTGTTTATAATCATAAAAAGATAATCGCCAAGCGTAATGAGTGGGATAAAATTATCGAGGACTGGTTTAAGCGTGGCAGGCAAAAGAATTTAGATGAGCTTACCATGCGCCAAGGTAAGGGCGAGAAAGTGCCTGTATCGTTAAGAGAGCAGGCTTATGTGAGCGATGCAGAGATAGCAGAGGCAACAAGCAACATAACTAATAACATTTTAGGCAATAGCTCAGGCCGTGCCTCATACGACATTAAAACCACTGTGCGCGGACCATTAAAAGAGAGGGTTTTAAATATACCCGACTCAATGATTGAGGATTTTTTAGAGTCTGATATTGATTTAGTCTCTAGGCAGTATGTGAGAACAATGGCCCCTGATGTAGAGATCACTAGGGCTTTTGGTAATGTTGATATGGATGCCGAGAAGCTTGCTATTATTGGCGAGTATGAGGATTTAATTAAGGGCGCAAAAACTGAGAAGTCTCGAGTTAAATTAAACAAGCAAATGGAATCTGATATAGAGGATATGGAAGCGGTAAGGGATATGTTACGCGGCAATTATCGTGTACCTAATGACCCTAATCACTTCGCTATTCGAGCAGGCCGCACGCTAAGAGATGTAAACTTTATGCGCATGCTTGGCGGTATGACTATTTCTGCCATCCCTGATATGGCGAGGCCGGTGGCAACAAATGGCCTAATGCCTGTCGCTAAAGGCTTGAAAGCATTAGCTTTATCGCCTCAGACTTTCAAGCTTGCAAGAACTGAGGCCAAAAAAGCTGCCATTGGTCTTGAT